TAAACTATCCGGGAATGTATCATCAGGTATTGAACCATGGGCAGCTAATGTATTTACAGAGCAGTCTGCTAAAGGTACTTTCATAAGAAAGAATCCTACATTAGAAAAGCTATTAGAACAAAAGGGATTTAATACCAAAGAAATCTGGGATAAAATACTTCAAGACGGTGGCTCAGTTCAAGACTTAGACTGTTTAACACAAGACGAAAAAGATGTGTTTAAAACGTTTAAAGAAATCAACCAACTAGAATTAGTTAATCAAGCTGGAATTAGACAACAGTATATAGATCAGAGTGTTAGTTTAAACCTTGCTTTTCCAAATGAAGCGTCTCCAAGGTGGATTAATAAAGTCCATATGGAAGCCTGGAAAAAAGGTATTAAGACTTTGTACTATATGCGAACCGAGTCTGTGTTAAGAGGCGATATAGCTTCGAAAGCTCTAGATGAAAGTTGCTTAAGTTGCGACGGCTAGAAATGAATAAAGGGGCTTATGCCCCTTTTTTTTATTTTTCTCCGCAAGGTTTCCCATTAGCGATGTTAACCCATTTTTCTTTTTGAAACCAATCTCGCAATGTTGCTCCAGGTTTTCTGGCGTCTTTAACATTTGTAGAACTTGGTCTTTTGTATCCTCCTTTTGCCGCTGTCCTTTGCTTAGCGTTAATAAGCTTTTGTCTCTCAGCTGGACTCATACTTTTATATTTGTCATAAGGTAAACAAACTTTTTTAGTTCCTCCACCTTTTATTTTACTCTTAGGCATTTCTTTTTCTTTTTATATCTCTTTGTATCTTGTACATGTTAGCATAAGCTTCTTTCTCCCAAGGCAGACTTTTGTCTTTTGGATTAACACTCATAGTTGGATACCTACTTTCAGACGATGTTGGTGTTTGCTTCCATGAATAATTCAAAGAGTCAAACTTTAGTCTACCATCTTTTATCTGTTGTTTATGTACTGTTTCATGAGCTATAACTAAAGACTTATCTTTTCTAGAGAGATCCTTATTTATATGAATAGTCTTATGCTCATCTACAAAACCCCACATATTTTTCTCTGGCATTTCTACTTCTTTGATAACATTATCAAGATGATTAGATGTTTCATGTAAACCTAATACTTGGTTCTTATTTTTTAATTTAAATGCCATTAGTCTGAAAATATTTTATATACGTTTAATATATCTTGAACGATACTGTGCCTGTGGTTCTTTTTCAGGCATACAAAGTTAAAGCCAGGTACTTGCTCTTCAACACGACGCAGGAAAGACAGTCCACTTATTTTTTTATCTTTCAAATCTATCTGCGCTATATCCCCACATAAAACCATTTTTGATCCATGTCCTAATCTACCTAGTAATGCTTCTGTTTGTGCATGTGTTAAGTTTTGTACTTCATCAGCGATCAACATTACATTAGTAAATGTTAATCCTCTTATATAGCCAAGTGGTAGTATTTGAATATTGCCCTCGCTTATCTCTTTTTCTATTTTATTCTTATCGTATAAGTTATAGAAGTTTTGATATATAGGTTGCAACCATGGATCCATCTTTTCTGATATGTCACCAGGTAAAAATCCAAGATCTTCGCCTGCTAACACGGCTGGTCTAGTGATTATTAGTTTATCTATTTCTTTTCTAAACAATAAATCTAAACCAACAGCAGTTGCTAATAGTGTCTTACCAGAACCTGCAGCGCCAGTCACAACAGTAACGGCGCTATCAAGTATTATTTCTTTTGCTACTTTTTGTTCTTCGTTTAATTGAAGTTTAAACTTTATTGGATTCTTAGGTTTTCTTTTAGCTTTGAAAACTTCATCGTTATAATCCGTCATATAATATTATTTATTTTTAGGTTTCTTTTTTCCTAAATTGCCAGGTCCACCGGCTTTTGTGCATCTAACTCCCCAGCCAGATGCGTAGGCGCTAGGCCATACTTTGAACTTCTTCTTAGCAGCAGCTTTACAAGCTGGACTTATCTTACCCACGATTAGAATTTTAATCTATAGAAAGTGACATTGTATCCAATACGAGAGTCACCTCTAAAAGTAATTTCAGCCTCAATATCTCTACTGGCAAGTTCTCTCATTAGAGCATCGTGCATTGGATCTTGCATAAAGAAACATGCATTATAGTTTGGTGCTGATATAAAGTTAACGCTAACTTGTTTAAAACCTCTAGGAGGATTACAAGGAGCTACAGGCCCGATGTGTGGTTTAACTGCTATTGGTGATCCGTGTGGATTAGCTGATTCAAGCATAACTCCTTTAACAGTTACTTTACGCCCGTCAAAGCGCGATGGATTGTCAGCAAATGTTGCGCCTGGTATTGCCATTTGAGCCATTGCAGCTACAGACATAAACAATACAGTTAATAATATAGTTGTTTTTTTCATGATTTATTTCTTATGAATGCCTTATAATGAAATATGCTAGCCCAAGTAAACAAAGCGGCATATCCTATGTTTATTATTATCTCTACATTTAATGGATACTGAGCAGATAGTACATTCCATAGCGCGCCAATTGATGGTATTGCTAATCCTATCCTCAATAGTATTGTTTCAAAAATGTTTAATCTTGCCAATGCTTTTATTTCTCTTCCAAATATAAATATATAGAACAATGTAGCATTAACAAATATAAATAAGTTTGCTATTTCGTTTATAACTTGTAGTAAATCCATTATACTTTATTTAAAAATCTTTTAGACACAGCTTCAACTCCTTTTAATCCTAGAAAACCTAAAACAAATGCAATACCATTTTCGTATTTTACGTCACTGATATTTAGCAAGTGCGCTGCAACTGGTGTAATGTAATTAGCGCTAGCTACTCCAGCTATTATAGAAAAGAAAGATTGCTTCCAATTTATAGCAGCACCTTTGCCAAGCAATAATAAGCTCCCGAATAAACCAGCTATACTTTGCATAATGTTTATTCCGATCTCGTCTAAGAATGTTTTCATTTTTTATTTTGTTTTCCTCCTCTACTGTATGGGAACAATGTATTCATTGCCTCGCGTCTGCCTTCGCAACCACAAGGTATATTTAAACCTTGAGATACTTTATCTACAACCTTTTTAATGCCAGTGGCTTTTGTTACTTTGTGTATTGTATCTCCTAATCCTCTTGATTCCATATTAATATTTACCTCTTATTCCTTTTGGACTTGACTTAGTACTTCCACCTTTACCAGCCCATAAATCTTTACAAGCCCAGTATTTAGCAGATAATTTATCTTTTGCATTGGCACAACCATGTCTAGCCCTGAAGCTTTTTCTAGCAGCAGCAGAATAATTGTGACCATACTCAGATGCGCCGTAGTGTATTATCTTTTCTTTACCTCCAGAGCAAGCTTTTACAACCCTCTTTTTACCAGCTTTTGGCGATGGCTTAGGAGAGTTACATTTCATTTTTGATTTGTCTAGTTTTTTCATTCAGTTAAACCTTTCCACATTTCAATTATTCTTGGATCTGGATATATATCAGCTTTATCGTATCTAACGCTGTTGTGAGTATAAACGCCAGGCTCAGCCATTAATGCGCGCATGGTAACATCCCATACGTCTTCATTGTAATCTAAAGGAATATTATAAGTCTTACTCCAGAACAATAACAATTTACGAACACTTTCTATTTGTTCATCTGTGTACTTATGCCAGAACTTACTACCTCTATATTCTTCATCTAACGTACAGACTTCGTCTGCGTTTATATAATTGCCGTATATACTTTTAAACCTGCTCCCAGATGGTTCTAATGGTCCGTATGAACATAGTTCAATGCCTATACTTATTTTGTCTAACGATACATAAGGTAAACCTTTACTATCAAACACAGACTCTTTAAGTCCTAAGTGATACGCCCAATATAAAGAAGAAAACGCTTGCACAATAGATCCGTCTCTAGATATGCAAACAGCAGTACCAACACGAGCTCTATCATTAGCCCAAATATCTATCGTGCGTTCACCTGTTGGTCCACCAACCGTATGGTGCAAATATATTTGTTTCTTTGGACTAGATTGCTTTATGTATTGATGCGGCTCTAGCGGATGTTGTTTTAAATTTAAATCATCTAGAGTTATCTCTATGTTATTGGCCATATAATATTTATTACTTGATTTGATTTTATTTTACCCTTCTACCACCACCAACTCTTATTCCACTGCCAACCCTAGATCCAGCCTCGACTCTTCCACCGGTTTGTTTTTTCTTTTTGTCGTCTTGAATACCTAATTCCCATTCAGACCAACCGCCAAGTAGTGCCATTCTCTCCCACATTTCTAAGTCTTGACTGTATGCTGCATCTATGTTATTTATTTTCTTTATAACACGATCTGCTGGTATGTTAGTTGTGGCAGATATTACATTTGCGCTTGCTAGCCAAGCTGGATTATCTAAGCTCCAACCCATTTGTGACATCTCTTTTTTGTTCCACTGTACTTCGCGAGCTGCTTGATTTAATCTAGACAACTTTGAAGATATTGGAGGAGATATTTTTGTCATTTCAAACGCAACCTTCTCATAGTTTGGTCTTTTCTTTTCCGATTCTTCTATTGCTTTTAGCACTCCACCTTTTACAGTACTTGCAACAGCTCCACCAACACCGATACCTCTTAGTATACCGTCTGCCATACCATTTGCCATACGCATATACTTTTCATCCATTTCTTCTTCGTCTTCAAAGTCAGCGGCAAATAACGCAGATTGTATAGCGTTGAATATTATTCCTTGCACAGCGCCATAATAAAGTATTTTTGATATATTTACTTTAGCATCACCTCTTCCAGCTGCTAAATCCATGCTAGCTTTCTTTATGATACGAGCATACTGAGAAGGTGTATTTGCAAACGCTAGCACTATTCTACCTAATGGTCCAGCTTGCTGTTGAGATATTCTATCAGGTCTACTTGACTGTTGAGATTCTTCTGTTGCTTCTCTAAAATCATCAAATGCTTTTTGCTCCGCTTCGCTTTGACTTAATCCTTCTTTTAAATATGACTTAAGTCTATTTCTATAAAACGTAGCTCCGCCAGATGCAATAGCAAAACTATCAGCAAACTGTGTAGGTAAAAATCCTTTTTGAAGTATATAACTAATAGCACCTCTAACTCCACCTTTATTTGCCATTTCAGCAATGTCAGCTTCGTTTATGTTAATAGTTAAATTATTTCTACGCTCTTTCAAAAAGTCCGAATTAAATAAATAAGCAAAGTCTTTCCAATACTGAGGTTGATTAGCAAATGCTGCAGATGCTTTCAATATATTATTGTCTGACCAGTTTATAAAGTTTACTGCAGATATAGTCTGAAGTAATGCTGATCTAGTATTAAAGAACATTATTGCACCAGTACTACCGTTGACCCAGTCTAAAAATCTACCCGTATTAGAATCACCATCGAAGTTTCTATTCTTACCAGACTTCATTCTTTTTAACATGTTCTCTAAAGCTTCTCTATAATTAGAACCATATGCTGCTTCTAGTTTATTTAAGTTCTGCTTAGAGAATATTGCGTCAACATTGGCTTGCCATTGTTCTAAGTGCTTTGCTCTTTTAGTGATCTGCAGTCCAGCCATCAAGTCTGTAGTGATGCTACCAGCTAACCAACCTTCATTAGGCCCTATGTAACCGTCGCCTTTGTTGATTGCTATTAGTTGATCTGCAAATACACGTAATTCTGGATTATTGAATACGTATTTAGTCATTTCGTTTAGATCTGACTTGCTCAAACCAGGTACTTCAAAACCTTGTTGATTCCAAATATAGATACGAACAGCTTGCTCTTTAGTGAAACCTTCGTTCGGTATTTTCTTTCTTAAGTTTTTTGGAATTATCTTTAAGTTTTTCTTCAATGCTTATAATCAGCAACCAATGACATTCTCTCATTAGCGATGTTATTCATTGCTCTAGCATAAGGGTCAATTAGGTTTTTCTTGTACCATGCCATTTGATTGTCACCTAACTTGCCTCTCGATAAAGTAGTGTATAGTAATCCAACAAAGTCTTCGGCTGACGGTGGTATAAAGAATTTATACTTACCCTTACTTGCGCCAACCACTTCTGCTTTCGCATCGCTGTACATTTTGTCAGCTGCAATGCCTGTCTTTGCTTCTAATATATCATTAAACTCTTTATCTAACTTGTCGAAAACATCTTTATATACGATGCGTTCTTTAGATTTAACGTCTAATACTTTCATCGCATCTTGAACTGCTTTTACATTTTTGTAAGCATCGTCAACAAAATAAAAATCATTATAACCAAGCGCTGCTTTTTCAACCATCCATTGAGCTTTAGCTTCTGGAAGACTATTCTGCAAGCCAGTTATATTTTCTAATGGTATCTCATACCCAACACCTTTTAAAAATTCGTATATTGCTGGTGCTGAATTTGCTGGACGAGCAGTTAACACGTATACGTCTTTATTGCCGAATTTATTTATTGCTTTTTCTAGCTTTGAAATTAAAGGACCAGGTTGACCATTTACCACTTTACTGAAATCACTAAAATCAAACACAGCGCCTTGCTCAGATAATGTGTCTCCTTGCTTGGCAAATTCGGTTGCGTCTATTTTTTTAGTCGTACCGTCTGGCATAGTTACGCCAACCATGCTTTTGCTCGTTGCTAAAGTATCGTCAAAATCAAATACTGTAATACCTTTTCTTGGTGCTTTAGCATTTCTAGCATTAGCAATTGCTTTGTCTCTATTTTTTAAATCGTTTAATAATTCGCTATTGTTTTTCGCTTTACTATAAGCTACTTTAATGTTGTTCTTAAATGCAACTTCTTTTTGCTTCTCTAATTGTACTGTTGTGGCAAATCCACTAGAGTCTACATTATATTTCTCTAATATCGTTTCACCATCATACATTACTATCTCGCTTGGATTTATTCCGCCATTATTAGTCGCTACATTTTCATTAAAATATCTAGCAAATATATTATCAGTTATCTTCCAACCTTCTGGTGTCGATGCTATATAATTATAAGGCTTTCCGTTTGGTTTGAAACCCTTGAGCTTTTTGTCGTTGACCTTAGACAATAAACCTTGTTGATAATTATTTTTAATATTAACAAAACTTTCATCTAATGTGCCATCAAGCATGGCGCCAAATAAATACTTACCAACTAAGCTAGCTGGTAGCGTATGTTCTTCAACTACCACCTTGCCACCACCTGTTAGCGGTCTTCCATTTTCAACAGAATAGAAATTTATAGGAGCAGATGTTCTAACAAAATGTGCCATGCTTTGGCTGGAACTAGAAAGTATGGCTGCTACGTACTTAGCGTTTTCTGGATTTTCGTTTATTAACTTTTCGAAAGCTTTAAATATTTTCCTTAAACCATTTATGCTTTGATCTTGTCTTTCTCTAAACTGCTTTGTGTTTATTTTTTCATCTAGTTTAGAATAACTATCTCTGCTAACTGCTGCAGTTATCTCAACGTCTTCAGGAGCAAAGCTCATTCCATCAATGTCGTTGTAAACTTCTTCCATGCTAACATAGAAGAAACCTCTTTTAGCTGCAGACGTACCAGCGTTAGCAAATGTTCCGCCAGTAAAGAAGCTCTTAGGCAAAACCTTTGTTAATTTTTCTCTAACAAACGTTCTAACAGATTCTATATCAGCTGCATCTTTAGAGCTTGGTAAAGTTAAATTCAAAGGCGCTAGTATAGCTTTCCAAACTTTGTTTTCAGCAGCAAACTCATCAGAGCTTTTTTCGAAAGAATCATTTTGCATGAATACGTTCTTAGACTTTTGAACAGCTGCTTTAGAAAGCATAACGCGAGCTTTACCTGCAGCAACATCTGCTAATTGCTTTTCTGTTGCTCCAGCAGATTTTAACTCTTGGCGAACTAAAGTATTAGCTGCTAACGTACTGTAAGTTTTAGCCATACCTTTTATCAATTGACCTAGAGAACTTCTCAATTCATTCTTTGGAAGTATGTTCAATTCGCCTTTTGGTGTTATACCTATATCTAATTTTAATTTATCTATTGTCTCTTTGGATACTACACCCCTAAACTCTGGCTTTAATCTTCTAACTGGTACTTGACTGGTCAACCCTTTGCTTCTGCCTTTTGGACTAGTTAACTTACCGGATGGATCAATAAAATCATCATAGAAATAATCAAGTATTCTTTTTGGTAGTCCTATGCCTGTACCTTGTATTGTTTTAGATACGTCTATGTCTTTACCTTCAACTCTAGCCTCTGGAGTTGCTATATTGTACTCTGGCAATATACTAACAAATTTATCTAAATTATCAGCTCTAAAAAAGAATTGCTGTATAGCTCTAGCTTCATTCACAGATCCAAGGTTTGCCGATGCGTCAGTAATCTTTTTAGCTGGTATGCCTAATATCTGCTCACCAACTTCTCCTGCATATTTTTTTGAAACATTTTTAAATGTTAGTCCCTCTCCTGGCTTATCAGATATAGTAACCTTGTCTGGAACTCCAGAAAATTTCAAAGGATTAATACTTGGTTTTTCTCTCGTTTCAACTGTTGCTTCTTCTTCAACAGTTTCAACATCAGCTATTTCTCTTACTGAATCGTCAATACTAGTTTGCTTTGCTTTTCTTTGAGATTCTTCGTATAAAGCTTTTTTCGCATCGCGCTTACCGAATGCTGTGTTTGCAAATATAAATTCACCAAAACCTTCTCTACCAATAGTTGAACCATCTTTACGCTTAGCTTGTGGATCAAAATTCATTAATCTATCAACAACAGAATCTATAGCTAGCTCAGCCTCCATAGGACTGCTTGATTTAGATTTTATGTAATTATTGATTACGCCGCCAGGCATCATAACTGACTCATACACCTTAGTGAAAGATCTATCAGATAAAAACTGCTCTTTAGTTTCTATGTTTTCTGGTATTAGATTATTTATTTCTTCAAGAACACTAGCTCTTGAATACTTGACGTCTCTTTCAGACACTCCTATACCTTTGTATACTTTATCTAAAAAGTCTTGTGGAAGGTCTTCTCCATAGTTTATAGACTCTGTGTTTATTTCGTAAAGCTTATCACCAAAGTCTTGTTTGTACTTAGCTAGACTTTCTTGAACTTGCTCATACGTTTTTGTGACTATTTTGTCTGGTAAAGATCTCTCTTTTCTAGCTCTATTTCTTTCTAATGCTGTTTCAAGTGGTGTATTAGCTACAACCATAGATACTTCAAATCCTGCGTCTTGAAGTTCTTTTACTTTTTTCATTGTAGCATTATAAGAAGCGCCAGTACCATCTATCACCATATCGTTCTTATCCGATACGTACTTATTGAATTTTTCTTTAGCGGCTTTTACTGCTGCAGCGCCAAGCTTTGATCTAGTTGACCTCTGTTCAGCAGTGTATTCAGATTCTTCAGTTGGAAGACCTGCTTCTTCTTTCATTGCCTCTAGTGCTATATCTTGGTTGACGACCTTGAAACCTCTTCTACCTAGCTTCAGGCCTTTGCCAACGTTAGTTTTACCGGCTCCTGGCCCACCAACCATAAATATGGCTTTTGGTTTTTCAGCTGCGGCTGCAGCGGATGCTTTAACTGTTTCAGTGTCAGTGTATAAACCTTCCTGTATTAATTTTCCTTTACCACCTTCAACAGCTAATTTTGCTTGAGCTTGTGTTAAACCTCCTTCTTCTATGCTTTTATTATAATCTTTTATAAAGTTGTATACGTCTCTACCATTATTGAACTTTATATTAACACCAAAGTTTCTTTGTAAAGTTCGTCTAACTGTATCGCCTATTTTAGTAAAGGTATTTTCGTTGTATTTTATATCTCCTGTTGCTAGCGCATCAGAAAATAATGTTAATGCCTCCTCCATTCTAACTTCTTTAGACTCGTCAGTGTATTGAAGCATTCTATTTTTAAATTCGCTGTTTTCTATTTTGTTTATGTCTATAGAGTTTAATCTTTTAAGTAGTGCATTACCAAGGCTTATAGCATTACTTGTATTTTTGTTTACAGTATTGAAAAGTATACCGTGCAGAAATTCGTGAGAGGCAACTGTTACTGCGTTATCTTTTAATGCTTGTTCTTTATTTAGTATTATTTGCTGCTTGCCAGTCTTACTATTTTGTATTATGAAACCTTGTTGACCGGCTGCTTTTTTTACATCAACATCATCACCAACACTGTTTAAGTACTCCTCTACTTCAGACGTTGTATCAAACTTTTTAATTTCAACACCTTCAACATCTCTAGCTGCTGATTCTACTTTTTTAGCGTTGTCGTTAAATTCGTTTTCTACTCTATTTCTAGCTGCGTTAGCTATAGCTAATTGTCTATCTTCTATGCTTACATCTACGTCAGCATCTATGTATGCATCACTTATCTTTTTTACTTTTTCTCTTAGATTAGCGATTTTATTTTTATTAGTCTCAGACTCACTACTTTTTAATTGGCTTATTTCACGCTCTAATCTTATTAAATCTGCTCTGTCATTTGCGTCAGATATTTTAGCATCTATACTTTGGTCTATCTTTATATCTTCTCTTCTATTGTCTACAATAGCCTTTATTACATCGTCGCCTTCTACGTCTATTCTAGCTTCTGTAAAAGCTATGTCATCCATTTTTTTAATAGACTCTGTAAACTCATTAAAACCTAATTTCTGCCCATTTATCTTATATTTGCCATTAGCCGCTATAGCGTCAGTAGCCATACCCGCTATAGTAAATATCTTATCACCAGCTAAACCTTCTATCAAGGCGTCCTTTGTATCGATCTCTTGCCCAGCTGCTATTTGACCGGCGTACTCAGAAGCTATCCCCATGGTTGTCTCTGTAGTTCCTCTCGCGATTGTTGGAGCTAATTTGGCAGATACTCTTGTTGTTGTTTTTGCTACTTTTGAACTTGCTTTGTACGCAGATCTTGTTGCTTTTTTTACAGCACCAGTTACTACTTTACCTGTCCCTTGTGTTAATGCACCAGTGACAGCGTCGAAAGTACCTATAGCTATACCTCTTCTTAGCGCTCTATTTCTTAATTCGTTTTTCTTAACAGGATTGTTTAATATGTCGCTTACATAACTAAATCGTTGTTCATCGCCCATATTATCCCATCTAGTGCTAGCGCCTGAAGATATTAATTCCTTATCTATTTCATCTTTAAGTAAGTCAGCAGTCGTGAACCCAACTTCCATAGCACCAGAAAGACCACCTATAAAGCCTGCACCTCCGCCTACTATTGCTCCACCAGGTCCAGATACTAAAGCACCAGCTCCAGCTCCACCAGCTCCAGCTGAAGCAGCAGATGCTATTGCTTCTCCAGTCTGTACGCTAGCTGCCATGTTGCCTAGTGATTGGCTAGCATACTGATGCATGATAGATGGATTCCTCCATGCTCCATAGAAAAATCCAGCAACAGGGCCATATTTTTCGCTCATTCTACTATAATCATCTTCAAATTGAAGCATTTCATCTGTTCCATGGAAGTTTTCTAGATTTCTAACATCTGACAAATATTTTTTTATTTCTTCATCTGTTGTGCCTTGTTTGAATAATTCAATTGCACTATCAAACGATTCACCTTGAGCATATCCGCTTTTAAAAGACCTATATATGTCACCAAAGAAGTCAGTTGCGTTATTTTTACCAAACTTACGCTCAAGCCATGTTAGGTCTTCTTCTTTTTCCTTTGCCTTTACTTTTATTTCTACTTGCCCTACACTTTGTACATTTATTTTTCCATCATCTGAAACAATCAAACCCATACCTTCTAGATCAGACCTTGTTAATTCGCCAGAGGCAAATTGTCTTTCTAGCTCTGGCATATCTTTCATGCCTGGAAGTTCTATCTCTGTTTCTATGGTTCTATCTCGAGAAACCAAAGAACCATCTTCCGAACTGGAGACCATATCTTCGCTCGACCCTACACTTGTCTCCGCAGTTGCAGGATCTTGTTTCTTTTTTGGCGGATCTGTTGGTTCTTTAAATTCGTTATCTAGCTTGTAAAGAATCTCATCATCGTTAAATCCTTTGCTTATAAGGTCTTGTATGTATTCTCTTTTGTTCATTATATTTTATTTGTTTCTTTCTTCTGCAAGTAGTATAGCGTTTTTATTATTTTTAGCAAACTCAACCCAGTGCGTAGCTCTTGAGCCAGGTCCATAAAGAGAAGGATTTGTAGCCGCGTAGTTGATCAACTCTTTCTTAGCCTTGCTACCTCCGTTATCAATAACCCAATTGAACCATTTGTTGTATTTTGGATCTTCCAAGTCTTTTTTACCTTCTGTGGTAAAGTACTTTAGCATTTCATTTTTGAAGCCAGTACTTCTATAGTACGCAGCACTCTTGCTTGAGCCTGAAGCGCTCGGTGATACTATATTCCACATATTATTCATTTGTGCTGGATCGTATATGTTGAACGTTTTGTCTGGTTTTAACCACTCTCCATTAATTATTTTGTCTTTGTATACGACTTTTATTTCTCCAGTGTTAGGATTAAACTCACTGCCTTCTACTTCTTTAGGAGCTCCACCTATGCTAAGTGTAAAGTTTTTCCCTGCTGGTAGATTCATAAACCTCGATGCGCCAACATCTTGTCTAGCTCTTGATCCAACCTGCGTCATAAACGAACTCATGTTTGCTCCAACTCTTTGCACTTCACTGTTTATATCAGTTCTATCAGTTACAGTCTTAGTTGCTTGTTTTTCTTTCTTTTTTAGATTTATACCATCGTGAACACCTTTAGCTATAACGTCATTAGTCATGAATTCAACTACAGACTGAAATTGAAATTCTTCTACAGTATCATATACATTTTGTATATCTCTGTTATTGATTATACCAAGCCTGCTTAATTCTTTTATGTGTTGATCTATGCGATCATCACTGATTGGTAGGTCTAATATAGCTTTTAAATGGCCTTCAGCTTCCTCTTTTGTTTCTTTATCCTTTATGCTGTCAATACCTTCCACAACAGTCGATCCAAAGTCTATAGATCCAAACAACTCTTTTTTTGTCTTAGTATATATTGTTTGACCAGGCGCTATATCGTACGGTATTTTAACTAAATTACTAAATGCGTTATCTATAAAACCATCCTCTCTAGATCCAGTAGAATCGTTTTGCTGTATAACTTGCAAACTCCTTAATCGCTGCTCCGTGAAGTCTCTAACTACTTTTTCGCCATTTATTAATAAGTCTTCATTTGATAACTTAGCATCGTTTATTTTGTTTTTTATATCAGCATTAGCTGCGCCTTTTATTGTTTCAGATGTCGATGTAAATTGGTCTATTACAGGTTGTATATCTTTAAGCGTCATTAACTTAGCTTGAAGAACATCTACGGGCATACTAGAATATCTTGTGCCATCTTCACTTACTATATTGCCGTTAGGATTTGGAAACGTAACTGTACCACTGAAGCTATCGTTCTCTGCATTCAAAGATAATGCTGCGTCTGGATTTTTAGAGAAATAATCCATAGCCAATTGAGTGGTTGCCCAATCTTCACTAAGTCTATTTGTATTCTTATATTTTTTAAAATCAACAGCATACTCAGAAATAGTATTAAGCGCGTTGATTAATCCTTTCGCGCTAGAAGTAGCTTTGTTTATTTGCGCCGCCGAAGGCCCAGTTGCTCTTGCTGATGCTACTCTTGTTAAAAAGTTGTCACCTTGTCTTTGTTCGGTAGCAGCAGAACTTCTCATCCAATTAGTTGTAGTGTCTAATAATTTATTTTGAACTGATCCAATTAAATTTTTAGACTTATATATAGTATCTTCTATCTTTTCGCCTTGCTCTACTACGTTTCTATTTTTAGCATTTATCTGCTCTCTAACTTTTGATATGTGATCTTCGACTGACCTATAACCAGCTTCAAATGATTTGCCAAAACTCTTAGCAAATGCTAATGGATCTCTAGTATATATGTCTGGATTGCTATAACTCATTATACAGTTGTATTAGGTGTATTAAATGCACTTGCCCAATTTGTATCTTTCGCGTAAGCACCAAGTCCTACTCCGCCTGCAGCACCAAGTGCGCTACCTAGCGAACTCCAAGCAGCATCTTTATATTGTGCAGTTTGTCTATTAGCAGCATCTAATTGTGCTGCGGCTCTATCTATGTCTTGTTGCTTTCTACTTTCTTTTATGCCGAATTCGTATTGCGCAGCTCCTATTCTAGCTGACTCAACTCTTCCAAGTTCTGCTAATCTAGCTTGCTGAGCTGCTTGAGCACCTTGTGCTCTTGCTGCAACGTTAGATGCCTCTTGTCTAGCTATATCAGCTCCTATATCTCTCTTACTTCTTAATGCAGCTTGCGCTAAACTAGTAGCACCACCAGATCCGAATCCACCAGCTCTTAACGTATCTAAAGTACCCGCTAAAGACAAGTCAGTTTCTTCTGCTTGATATTTCGCCGCCTCTGTAGATACTTGTAAGTTTGCCATCTCGTTTTGAATTAATGAACTTCTATCTTGAATCATACCTCCTAAATCAGGTATATCAGGTCTCTGTGATAACGCTACTCTAAGTTGCTGGTCTAATTTATTAGCTCTTTCTTGAGACTTCCAACCTTGATAAGCTGAAGTAGCTGCTCCTATTAAACCACCAACAACTTGAGCTCCAGCCGTTGCTAAAAATGCTGCCATATTATTTATATTTTAATTTCGTTTGATACTGCATACAACTCTGCTTTATATCCATTACCAGTTGCTTCATGATATAACATATCTATTTCAGCATGATAACCTTTTATTCCTAGTGTTGTATTAAATGTGTTAGAATTAAATGTTGCGTTTTGATTTGCCAATGTGTAAGGAACTTTTTGCTTTAGATCAGCATAATATTTACTTTCTCTTAGTTTGAATCCTATATCTATAGCCACCCCATTTTCATTTAATATAGTTACACCTTTCTTAGGTATTTTATATGCTTCTTCTTTTTGCGAATCTTCTATATAACCGTCTTTAATCACCCTTTCTGCTTCTGCTCTATCCATGCTCCAACCTTTTGATCCTTCGTAGTTTATAGTCATAAACGTCTTGGTTTCGCTAGAGCCATCGTTCATTATTAATGTTATATATGACGGATCATTGAATTGAGAGTTATAAAAATTGTTATACTTACTACCTTTATAGTGTTTATATATATTAGTTTTGTTAAACGTATAAAACTGGTTTCTCACGCTTAAGCCAAATGTAGGTTTGTAAGAATAAAAACTCACCCAACCATTACTGTTTTCTGAAAACCCTAAAGTAATAAACCCTGTAGCTGTAGAATAGTTTGGACTATTAGTACTTTTTTTACCACCACTTATGGAACTATGTTGTATAGATACAACATACTCGTCATGCCTAGAGTCATACATGCCATATATCTTTCCTATTTCTCCACCACCAAAGTAATCACTAGATACAAGCTCTAAGTTATCTCTAAAAAAATCTATCATACCATAGTCTGATATTTTTTCTAATCCATTCTGTGAAAGTCTTAGTACTGCTCCTCTAGATTTATCTACAAAGTATTTCCTATTAGCATAATATGCAAAACTTTCTGGATTGTCAGATATACCAAATTTACCTGTGTATGGTACTATTTCTCCAATAACTCTAGCCCCAGTCGACGTTAATCCAACGCCTTCAGCTGTATATATAGCATCTTTATCTATAAGGGCTTTACTAACTTTATGCTGTTGAAATATATTTAAATTTGTATCTTCAGCATGTAATTTTTGTATGCTACCATTTGAAACGTCAACTGCCCTAGTAATAGATTCGGCTATTGAGAACTCGTTTGTTCTATTTGTTTTGGTCTTAGAGTTGAATACCCCAGAATAAATCATGGCATTAGATCTTCTTCTTATACCATAATCATTATCAGTAGCATATGCTCTAGCTCCATAATCAGTGCTAATGCCGTTATAATCTCCTTTTATTCTAGACTCTTCAACGTGCCATAATCCAGGTATTCTTCCACCTGTTAGTATAAAAGAGTTATAATAACATATTTCTATTTGTTTAGCCATTTTATATTTCTATGTTTTTTATCACGCTAGTTACAAGTCCATCTGAGTTTACAGTTGCTAATCTATACGTAGTAGCACCTGGCTCTAAAACTTTGTAAGTACCAGCTGGTGCTGTTTCGCTTGACGTTAATAAGTCTGTAAAAATTACATGTCCAACATCTAGATTTACAAATTTATTATTATCGTTTACAATACCTAAATACCATGGTATTAACTCTGGTCCTGTGTTTTGTGCAACCCAGTACAATGTATAATCTCCATCATTGTAAGACATTTGACTAGAAGTAAAACTTTCTGTTACTTCATTTATAGGAAAAGATATGTCTTTTTCTGCACCATATTCATCAAGTATAGTTATTGTCATAGTCCTATTAGCTATTGAGTCGTTGAAAAACGCTTCTATCGCGCTGTCATTCCAATTACTTGTAGTTCTTATTGTTATTTCACCATCTTTTATATCTCCATCAAAATAAGAGTTATAATCGCTATTAGCCATAGTTACTACCATGCTGATTCCAATTCTATTATTATCGACTCCAGTAGTAACTAAGCTACCATTGTTTACTAATAAACCATCTAAAACTACATAGTTGTTTATACCTAAGTTAGGAGCTAGTCCTTCAGTAGGTGTTGATTCAAATGCTGGTTTAGAGTTTCTTATTTTAATTTTAAAATCTTTAGATAAAGAGCCAAATTCACTGTCAATAGCATTTATTTTTACTATTACTATATCTTCATTGTTGTTTTTAAACTCTGGCATTATGGCATCTGTTTTTAATTTCCATGTGCTATCAGCCGGGTCTAACTCTACCTCAAATAACTCAGTAGCACTAGCTCCACTAGCTAAAAACGTAGCTCTACTTAATGAAAAAGAAAGCGTGCCAGAAGAAGTAGGATCTAATGTAGCGCTTAAATCTCCAACGTATGTGCCAGACGGCGTATTCTCATATACATATATTACATCTCCCCATTCATCGTTTGCATCGCCATCTATCAACTCTGGTAAAGGGTATTGATCAGCAAAAACACCTGTAGAGTAATCGTCTTGTTTTAATGTAAAGCCAGTAGGTAGATTTTCAAAGCTAGCATCAACTTCTTCGACTAAATCTCTTAATAGACCACTAGTTGAAGTTTCGTAATATATTTCAATTTTAGATTCAAAGGGTTCTGTTTCAAAAACACTTAACCCTTCGTAGTACTTACTAAACACCAATTTGTCACCTTGCGCTATTGATTGATTTGAAGATAACGTAACGTATGGTCCTGATCCAGACGATGCAAAAGAATCTAATACAGTTATCTGCTCATTATGCTTTGGTGAAGTAACATTCAGAGAGAAGTAATTTAAGTCATCATCAGAATAAGTAGCGTTGTCACCCTGTTGGTTTTCTGCTATTGTCAAAGCAGATGAAGATGTGTCAGCTTTAGCATAATATACAAATGATTTATTATTGCTATTTGAACCTATATATGCTTTCATGTTTTTCACTTCAGCCACTAATGGATTTTTATTTTTTCCATAGACAAAATCAAAAACAGTAAATCCGCCTGTTCCAGAATTATTGTCATCGCCTGACATGAATAAGTTTTGTTCATAGGCATTACCTAGGCTAATGACTTCAAGTAGCTCTGTGGAAGATGAATTAAGCTTTGATTCACCAGATAAGTAGTATAAGTCATCTTTTGTTAGCGTTATTACTACGTCGCTTGCTCCGCCTAAGTTGAATGATATTGTTTCACCTGTTTTGAAACCTTTCCCGGTAGTTAACACCTCGACAGATATGGCGGTTTCTGTTGCGTCTACTATTATTTTAAACTGTGCATCTACACCACTACCACTGTATGTAACACCAGAGTCACCAATCGTTTTTGTATATGGAGATCCACTCTCAGCTATGCCAGATCCTGCATTTGTTATACCTATGTCCCCAAGTTTTATTCCTCCATATTCACTATCAAATATGATTTTAGGAAATAACCTCACATCAGATCCCATTGTTCCAGGCCTATTAGTATCATTGCTGTTTAACGATCTAGGAATTTTATTTATATTATCGCCATGCAATGATAGCCAACTTCTACCACCGGTCAGTGAATCTTGTGGAGACTCCTTTATGTTATCCCAACCATCAAATGGATGTGGAGTGTACACGTTATAATAGTCTTGTTGCTGTTGTTTAACTACTAGTCTATATGAATACCATCCATGTGGATTATAACTTCCACCTGTTGCATCTAAATAAGTAGCCCCAGGCCCAAAGTTCATATCTGCAACGAATTTATCATCGCCACTAATTCCTTTCTCTAAAAAGCCAATAGCAAGAGATTTACCAAACGCATCGTTAGAGCTCCAAGCCCCATCAGCATTTGCTTCAAAAGTATTATTTACTGCTCCAACTGTTATAGTGTCAGCATTCGGTAGTTCGTTTGACGATAATATTACTGGTGATTGTCTTCCAAATATATCGCAAAAAACTATTCCAACTTGATACGTTCTTCTTTGCTTGACTGTGTGATACTTATAAGTTCTATGCATCCACTGTTTTAGTCCGTCTAAGTATGGCTCGCTAGCGTCTATGCCACCAGACAAATCATAAGTGCCTTTAGTGACAGACTCAACGTTATAGTTTATACCTTTTCTACCATTGTTGTCTTTTGGATATTCATAATTTTCAACGTAGTTTCCAAATATAACTCTGTTGCCAGCTATATCCATTGCTTTTGCTAATACTGGCACTTGATCTGTAACTCTGTTTATTTCGCTTTCTGGTAGAACTTTAGTTGGCTCTCCAGAAGTATATTCATATTTTAAGCATTGTCTTTGATACGGGCTTCCAGATGATACAGGTCTTACTGTGTAAGATTCTATTGCGTCACTTGGATACTTTAAATCTTTTATTTTTACGCTTTTTATAGATTTAAATGAAATACCATTTGACTCTTTTAGCAAAATCTCAACTTCATCTATATGGAATGGATTTTCATAAACACCTGTAGAATATGGCGTTGTTGTAAATTCGTTTTTATTTGGTAAAGGTATTCTAAATATTATTTTATTTATTCTATTCTGCATTATATCTACAATGCCTTTTTTGTAAACCTCTTTTTTTCCAGTGAGAACTTGAGGTTCTCCAGATGTTTCATTTATCTCATCGTCAGTTAAACTGTTTGTTATAATACCTTTGTTTAGTGGTTCAAATACAGATTGCGTAAAAGGTGCTATTAGTGAATATTCTCCATCGCTGTATTTGTACCTGTAAGAAAATCTAACAAATCTCTCTTTTAAATACTCTGATTCAACATCTGCGTTTCTAGAAATACCAACGACACCATTGTCGGAGTGTAACATTATTGGCTTGTATGGAGCATATTTTGCTAAACTTATTGTCTCTTCTCTATTATAGTATGTATGCCCGTTGTCTAGTGCAGTTTTTATATTTATTTTTCTTGGTTGGTTTAAATTATCAGTCCAAAATAACAAATCTTCTATTATTTGTACACCAGTTATTAAGTGGTTTTTACTAAAGTTCAAAAAAGTTCCATAACATAAAGTTCTATATACATCTTCTTTTATGTCGTACAGTATTATAGCACATCCATAATTAGATGGATCATCATTAAAATCATAATCCCAAGCTCTATCTATAGATCTAATATTGTCAGTATAAGAAGTACTAGAAAAGTTGGTAACAAAGTATACTACTCTATCATTACTTAAGTCCTCGCAATAACCTATAACTTCATACTCTGATGTATCTGTATTTCCAGGAGTAGATCTTATTGGCAATGTAGGTGTTATGTTATTTCCAAGCTTTACATTTCCAATTATATTTTCAATTGCACCAACGTCAGAACCTTCTGACTCTGTAATGTGTATGTTCTGAGCTTCTCTATACTCACCTTTTGGTATTAACCTCTCGTCGAGGTCTTTATTCATTTTACCTTTAATGAAGTTTTGTTTTATTTCAGGCATTTAATTATTATTTAATTATTTTACTTTTTCCTCTAAACGCATTAATCATGTTGTTAGTGTTTAAGTTATACAACCTTATTTTAGCGTTGCGCATAGATGCTCTTCTTTCTTTCTTGGCTCTAGCTATTTGGTATTCTGGTACACCTAACTTAGTAGAAATTACAGCATGATATATATACTTATATAGTGCATCTTCAGCTAGCTTGGATACTTTCATTTCTTCATCTGTTCCTAGACCGTCTGATATATATTTTAATATAATAGTCTTGCCAGCCAAATCACTAGAAAAACCAAATTGACCATTTGCTTCATCTACTACAAATACACCATTAGTATTAGCCCTAGTCGGATCTAATCCATACCTGCTACCCCTGTTAAAAACTCTATTTGATATGTAGTGAGTATACAACCAGTAGTCGCTATTATTCATATTGTCACTAAATGTAAATAAGTCGAACTCTTTAAATTTAGTTTCAGTTGTTGATGGTGTTATTTCTGTTACGTCTCCATCTTCGTCGTATAAGTACACAGCGTCTTCATCTTGCAGTATAGACTGAGAAGGCCTACTTGTTAAACTTGTAGCTGGAAATATTGGATGCTCAAGTCCAGAGGTATCAACCCAAGACAACATTGTATACTGCACATAATCTTGTGGCATAGCTAATGTTAAATTAGGCGGTACGTCTACTTCTTGTAGTTTTTCTACTTTTGATATATCGTAAGCAAACTCTTGTATACCTCTTTTTGCGTGAAATATGACGTCTGATCTTTTTACTTTATTTATGACTTTGCCTTCGCCAGTGTACCCATAGACAAAGTTATTTACTATGTCTTCTAATGTTATATATCTATAGTCACCTAGTGATCTATCAACAAAGCGAACAACTACTACTGAATTTTCTGCAGGTAGACTAGATGAAAATGTTATTAAACCAGTATTAGGATTGTAAGAGTAGTTTGATTGATTTATTTCTA